CACGGCATAGACTTCTCAGTGAACCATTACCTGCTGTCGGCGGTGGCAACGGGGAACGTCTCTGCCCTTTGGGCGGACGCTGCAAAGGAGGTGATTCCCCATGGCGTCAAGCACATCCGACCTGATTGTCCGCCTGTCCCTTGACACTACCAATTTTGAAGGCGCGATGTCCAAATTCGAGGGACAGATGACAAAGCTGCAGGCCTCCTGCACCAATGCCGGCACAGGGATCACCAACTTTAAGCAGGTGACGGCGCAGCTCCAGACATCCGCCCAGACCCTGACGGACAAGCTGGCCGCGCAGAAGCAGAAGGTGGCTGATCTTGAAGCCGCCTATGAAAAGAGCAAGGCGGAGACCGGCGAGAATTCCGAGGAGACAAAAAGCTGGCCGCCCAGCTGGAGCAGGCGAAGCAGAAGGTCTCCCAGACCGAACAGGCGCTGAAGCTCGTCACCCGGCAGCTGAAGCTGTCGCAGAACGGCTTTTATCAGCTGGGCACACAGCTGGAAAACATCGGCACAAAGCTGGAATCGGTCGGCAAAAAGGTATCCCAGGTCGGCCAGCAGCTCACCACCAAAGTAACCACACCCATCGTGGCGCTGGGCACGGTGTGCGTGAAGACCTTTACATCCTTTGACGACAGCCTGAAAACCGTGCAGGCCACCATGGGCCTTGTGGCAGGCTCCTCGGAGGAAGCGGATCGGCAGATTGCCCTTCTGAACAGCACGGCTCAGGAGATGGGCCGCGCGACCCGCTATTCCGCCTCTGAAGCGGCGTCCGCTTTGAACTACCTGGCGCTGGCGGGTTACGATGCGGACGAGGCATGCGCGGCCCTGCCGCAGGTGCTGGCGCTTGCCCAGGCGGGCGGTCTGGATCTGGCTTACGCCTCCGACCTCGCCACCGACGCCATGGCGGCGCTGGGCCTGTCCATGGATCAGCTGTCCAACTTCTCCGACCAGATGGCCGTGACGGCGCAGAAGTCGAACACCTCCGTCGGGCAACTGGGTGAAGCGATTCTCACCGTGGGTGGCACGGCGAAGAATCTCAAGGGCGGCACCGCCGAGCTGAACGCGGAGCTGGGCATCCTGGCCAACCGCGGCATCAAGGGCGCGGAGGGCGGCACGCACCTGCGCAACGTCATCCTGTCCCTGACGAACCCCACCGACAAGGCCGCCGCTCAGCTGGAAAAGCTGGGCGTTTCTGTCTTTGACAGTTCGGGCAACATGCGGTCCATGAACGACATCATGATGGATCTGAACCGTTCCATGGATGGCATGACCGCCGAGCAGAAGCAGAACATCATTTCTACCATCTTCAACAAGACCGACCTTGCCGCCGTGACCGCCCTGCTGGACGGCTGCGGGGATGAATTCTACGAGCTCATCGGCTATATCGATGACAGCGAAGGCGCTGCCCGGCAGATGGCCGATACCATGGAGAGCGGCCTGGGCGGCGCCTTCCGCACGCTGAAATCCGCTGTGGAGGGTCTGGCCATCTCTTTCGGCGAAAGGCTGGCTCCGTATATCCAGAAAGCAGTGGAGAAGATCACCTCCGTCGTCAACTGGCTGACCAGTCTGGACAACAAGACCAAGGATACCATCATCAAAATTGCCGCCGTTGCCGCCGCTGTCGGCCCGGTGTTGCTGGTGGGCGGCAAGCTCATCACGGGCATCGGCAAGGTGATCAAGAACGTCGGCTCCGTTATGAAGGTCATTTCTGGCGCGACGAAGGTCACCGGGCTCCTTGGCAAGGCCATGACCGCCCTGACCGGCCCAGTGGGCATTGTGATCGCTGTGATCGCGGTACTGGCTGCGGCATTCTATTCTCTCTACAAGAATAATGAAGAGTTCCGGAACAAGGTCAACGCCATCTGGGCGAACATCTGCGCGGCGTTTGAAAAGGTGAAGGCGGTATTCGTCAGCGCGTTTCAGACCATGCAGTCCTGGTTCGCGCCGATCAAGGCGTCCCTGGAAAGGCTGTGGCAGACTGTGCAGAAGATCGTGCTGAAGCTGATGCCCGTCTTCGAGGCGATTGCTGCGGCTGCCGGCGCGATGGTGGCCGTCGTGGTGGCGAAGATCGCCGGTATCATCTCCGCCATTGGCCCCATGATCGACGCCATCGTCAATTTCATCGATTTCCTGGGCAATCTGCTGTCGGCTGTCATTTCGCTGTTCTCCGGGGACTGGGATGGCTTCACCCAGGGTATCAGCGACGCATGGGACAGCCTGTGTATCGCTTTGCAGGATGTGTGGACGGCCATCACCAATTTCTTCTCCACCTTCTGGGAGACGCTGTGCTCCATCGCCGAAGCCTTCGGCATCGACCTGGGGCAGGTGCTTTCGGACGCATGGACGGCAATTAAGACCGGCGTGGTGACGGCGTGGAACGCCATCAAGCAGTGGTTCTCCGATACCTGGACAAACATCGTCACGACAGCCAGCACGGCGTGGATAGCTTTCGCGGAGTGGATCGCAGGCGTCTGGGATGGCATTAAAACCACGGCGGCCACGGTGTGGAACGCCATTGTTGCCTTTTTCAGCACTACCTGGACGAACATCTCCACCGCCGCCAGTACCGCGTGGACGAACTTCACCACCTGGATCAGCGGCGTATGGGAGGGCATCAAAACCACCGCCGAAACCATATGGAACGCCATTGTGACCTTCTTCGCGGGTATCTGGACAAGCATCAGCACCGCCGCGAATACGGCATGGACGGCCTTCACGGAGTGGATCAGCGGCGTATGGAATGGCATCAGTACTACGGCCAGCACAGTCTGGAACGGTGTGACCACCTTCTTCTCGGGCGTATGGACAAGCATTTCCACCGCCGCGAATACGGCGTGGACGAGTTTCAGCACCTGGATCAGCGGTATCTGGAACGGCATCTCCACCACAGCCAGTACTGTATTCAACGGAATCAAAACGACTATTTCCGGTGTATGGACTTCCATCCAGACCGGCGCGGAAACGGTGTGGAACAGCTTCACCACCTGGATTGGCGGCGTATGGGACGGGATCAGCGGCAAGGCCACATCCGTGTGGAACGGCGTGACCTCGTTCTTCGCCACCACATGGAATAATATCAAGTCTGGCGCGACCACCGGATGGAACAACATCAAGTCCGGCATCGAGAGCACCTGGAACACGCTGAGGACCAACGCTTCCACGTCCTGGCGGAATATCACCAATGCAGTGTCCACGGCAATCACTAACGCAAAGACCGGCATCGTGCAGGGCTGGACAAACATCAAAAACGGCGTGAAGGGCGTGTGGGACAGCGTCCTGGGAGTGATCAAGAGTCCCATCGAATCGGCAAAGACCTGGCTGCAGGAGAAGGTCAATTACTTCAAGGGTCTGTTCAACTTCCAGTGGAAACTGCCCTCCTTCAAGCTGCCCAAGATCAACGTGACCTGGAACGACATCGGCTGGGGCATCAAGCTGCCCAAGCTGTCCGTCTCCTGGAACGCGCTGGGCGGCATTTTCGACAAGCCCACCATCCTGGGCAGCTCGGCCGGGCTTCAGGGCGTCGGCGAGGCTGGCGCTGAAGCCATTCTCCCGCTGGGCACGCTGTGGGCGGAGATGTCTGCACGGCTCAAGGCTGGCATGATCGACGTCATGTCTGGCTTCATGAACGAACGCTCGACGGAGAACATGGAATCCCTGCTGCGGGACCTGATCTCCGCGGTCAGGGCCAACAACGCGGAGCCTGAAACGGTTCCCGCCGTGAACGTAGAAAATATGGTCATGGCAAACGACATGGACGCCCAGTCCCTTGCCGCGCAGATCAGCGCCATGACGCGCAGGCGGCAGCGCGGATACGGCTACTGACGGAGGTGATTAATACGCATCCTTATTTCCTGTGGAACGGGGTCAGCTCGGAGGACTATGGCATCATGGTTTCTGAGTATCCCGCCATTACTCGCCCGAAAGAACGGGTCAGCCAGATCACCATCCCCGGTCGTGACGGTGTGCTGATCCTGCCCGAGAACAACCTGCCGGTGTATGAGCCTGTGCTGAAAACAGCCACCTGCTGGGTCAGACCGGGCACAGACATCGACGCCATCTGCGCATGGCTGCAGGGCTCCGGAAGCGTGGTGTTTGGCAACGAGCCAGACCGCTCCTATGACGCGAGAATCATCAACCAGATCGATTTCAGCAAAATCCTCCGTGGGCGCGGGTTCAGGAGCTTCGCTGTGCCGTTTCAGTGTCAGCCCTACAAGCGCCTGTACCCGCCTGCGGAGGATATTACGATCACAGCCAGCGGCACGAAGGTTCACAATCCCGGCACGGTCCCCGCCTGGCCGAAAATCACTGTCTACGGCAGCGGGACGATCACGCTGGCTACCTACAGCAATGCAGTTGTGCTGAGCGGCATCGGGAACGGCATCGTGCTGGACTGGGAGGCGCAGGAGTGCGTCAGCCTGGATGGCGGCGCGCTGCTCAATGACAAGGTGGACGGCGATCCGCAGTACCTGCCGCCGGGAGACAGCACGATTACCTGGACGGGGACAGTGACAAAGCTGGTGGTGACACCGAACTGGCGGTATTTATAAACCTTAGATATAAACAAACTGTTGAAATCAAAACAACAGATTGATTATTGATTTTGCGATCATGCTTCTTTACAATATAATCACACCGGTGAATGAACAGTGAAGGAGCCAGACTATGATCAAGCTTGGAGAGAGAATCAAAGAATTCCGTCAGCGTAACGGAAGAACGCAGGATGCGCTTGCAGAGGAACTGGGCGTCACAGCGCAGGCGGTTTCCCGCTGGGAGAAAGGGATATGCTATCCCGATATGGAAGTAATACCTTCTATCGCCAACTATTTCAATGTTTCAATTGATGAACTGTTCGGGTACGATAATGAAAGGTCTAAAAAAGCTGACACATTAGCAAGGCAAATCAATGATATGATCCGTCAGAACAACGGAAAAGATGTCAGCATGGATGAGTGCATCGCCCTTGCAAGAGAAGCCCTCATTGAGTTCCCCGGAAATGAAAAGCTCACGCTTGCGCTCGCATCAGCGCTGTTCACCGCAGGATATGTACGCCATGGCGAACATCACATCGAGGGAGACGATGGCTACAGCGTCTACGACGTTGTCAGGCACAGGGAATACTCAGAATGGAAGGAAGCTATCAGACTCTACGAAAAGCTTCTGCTCTCGCTTAATAGCGGAGAGATGCGCCAGCAGGCTGTGATCGAGCTATCGCAGTTGTATAAGAACACAGGCGAACATGAAAAAGCTCTTCTTCTCGCACAGTCTGCCCCTGATATCAATGCGACCAGATTAATGCTGCGGATTAACGCTTTTGATGGGAAAGAAGAGGTTGCCGCATCCGGCGAAGCGCTGCTTGATATGATCCTGCGCAGCACGGAATTAATCGAAAGTATTGTGCGGACGGACATTCACATGCCGACGAATACTGCTGCCGGGATGATAGGGAATGCAATCATGATGTTTGATCTCGTCTACACAGACCACTTCTACGGAAAAAGCAGCGCATGGCTTACCTGCCTCCATATGCTGCGTTCTTATTATCTGTGGCTATCAGGAGAAAAAGACGGCGCATTTGAGGCGCTTGATATGGCGCTTGGTCATGCAACAGCATATGACAAATTGAGTGAAACCAGCCCTGAATTCTACACGTCGCCTCTGTTACACCATGTCAGAACGAATGCCGAAGCACTGCCCATCCAAAGTCGATTCTCAGAGGAATTACCAGATGTCTGGCCCTGGTGGTGCGTCCCAAAACGCGAGGCGGTAAAAGAAGAAATGCAGGCAGATCCACGTTGGGATGAATGGGTACGAAAGACAAAAGCATAAGTCTCTTACTTTTCAACTTGTAACAGCGTCTCTTCGGAGGCGCTTTCTTTATACCCTTTGGAAGGAGGTGACCGCCTGTGATCTGTATCTATGAAGCCAACACCACAACATGGACTGGTAACGGCCTGTGCATCCTGCAGCCCTTCTCCTGCACGGTGAAGGAAATCGCGGGCGGCGATTTCGGCCTGACACTGATACATCCCATTACGGAAGACCTGCGCTGGAAGGAACTGCAGGAGGAGCGGATCATTAAAGCGCCGGTTCCCGCCTACAGGCCGCTGGAGGATGACGGCACGGTCATCGTACCTGCGGAACAGGCTACTGAGCAGTGCTTCCGCATCTATTCCGTTGCCGTGGACACGGCAAGCCATGAGGTGACCGTAGAGGCGCGGCATATCAGCTACGACTTCATGGGCAATATGTGCGGCAGACTGACCTCTCAGATGGGTACGTATGTGGTGAACGCGCTGACCAAGATGCGCCAGACGCTGTTCACGCCGGACGACCGGATTCTCGCCACCAACATCACCCGCCGGGTCAACCTGGGCGACCGCAGCTTCGTCAATCCCATCAAGTTCCTGCTCGATCCGGAGTACGGACTTGTGCAAAGGGCCCGGGTGCGGCTGGTGCGGGACAACAACGACTTCTACCTGCTGGACAACGATGAGCCCGCAGACCGGGGTTATGAGATCGCTTACGGCAAAAACATGACGGGTATCTCGTGGAGCAAAAGCACGGATGAGGTAATCACCCGCATCGTTCCCCTTGGCGAGGATGCGGATGGCAAAACGCTGCTCCTGCCGGAGAAATGGATGGACAGCCCGCACATCGGTGAATATCCCGTGGTACATACAGGCACGCTGGCCGTTTCGGATGCGAAAGAGGTCGTGGTCAATGAGGATGATGAAGAAACACCCTCCGAGGACATCACGCCCATGTCGAAGGATGAGTGCTATGCGCTCATGCGGCAGGCGGCCGCGGATGAATTTGCTAAGGGCTGCGACCTGCCCGATCTGACGCTGGAGATCGACTTCATCCATATCGGCGATACGGAGGAATATAAGCAGTACCGCAATCTGGAGCGGGTGTTCCTGTACGATCTGGTGCGCATCCGTCACGCGCCGACGGGCTTTGTGGCGAAAGCGCAGGTATCCGGCTATGAATGGGACGCATTGACCAGACGGTACAGCAGCATTACCGTCGGGAACGTGTTCGCCGTGGAGAGCAGCGCGGTGGCCGGGTACCAGCTGACGGAAGGCGCGGTGACGGCGACAAAGATCGCGCCTGGTTCCGTGACAGGCAGCAGTCTGCGGGAACTGTCCGTCACCAACGCCAAACTCGCGCATGCCGCTGTGGGCACGGCGAACATTCAGGACGCGGCGATCACGAGGGCGCAGATTGCGGACGCAGCAGTCGGCACGGCGCAGATTGGGCTGGCGGCGATCACCCAGGCGCTCATCGGCGCGGAGGCGGTAGGCACCACGCAGATCGCGGACGGTTCCATTACAGATGCCAAAATCGTGGAGCTGACCGCCAACAAGATCAACGCCGGCACCCTGTCCGTGGAGCGGCTGGAGCTGGTCGGGTCAAAGAAATCTGTGGTCTATGCGCTCAACAATACCGGCGATCTCGTTTCCCAAAGCGTGGATACGCTGGACGGCGATGTGCTGACGGAGCGCAGCATCACGGGCGACAAGATCGTAGCCAACGCCATCACCGCCAACGAAATCGCGTCCCGGACGATTACATCAAACGAGATTCTGGCAGGGACGATCACCGGCGCGGAGATTGCCGCAGAGACCATAGAGGGCGCGAACATCAAGGGCGGCACGATCACCACCGGGCATGTTGCCTCTGATTTTGGCAAAACCCTCGACCTGTCCAGCAACGAGGGCATCAATCTGCGGGTATCCCAGGTGTATGAGGATATGGACGAGCTGGTGGGATTCCGGATGGAGATCACAGCCACTTCGGATATTCTCTCTGAAGATATCCGGACCACCACGCTGACGGCGCGGGTCTGGCACGGCAGCCAGAATGTTACAAACGATATTCCCGCGTCCCGGTTTCAGTGGAAACGGAAATCAGCGGATGAGACAGCGGATAATATCTGGAACGCCGCGCATACAGGAATGAAAAGCATCACGCTCACCACAAGGGACGTGCTCTACAGCGCCACCTACGACTGCGAACTGACAGAGGAGGAAGGATCATAACATGGCCATTATTGCAACGGGCTCAAAAACCATCATCGACTTGTCGGACGGCAAGTCGCTTTCTGTTTATCTGGGAGCGAATCAGCCCCGCACGCAGATCAATGACGTGAACGCAGGCGCTTACAGCCCGGACTGGACGACCACGGCCGGAAAGCTGGTGATCACGCCTGTGGTCTACGCCAATCAGACCGCCATTGCGCTGAACAACGCCGCGCTCACCATCAACTGGAAACGCAAGGATGGTTCCGCCGCTGAGGCTGCGCTCAGTTCCGGCGAAACGGTCAGCGGCAAGGTACTGACGGTCAGTAAAAACAACCTGGCGACCGCCACCAGCAAACAGCTGACCTACATCGCTTATGTGGCCTATGCGGATCCGGATACCGGACTGACCATTAACGCTACGGCGGATATCACCTTCGCGCTGCTGACCACCGGCGAGGACGCGAAAAGCGCATGGATCAGCGGTGAGCAGGTGTTCAAGTACAACGCCGCCGGGTCTGTGTCTCCCGCGCAGATCACCCTGACGGCGAACCTGCAGAACGTGACCATGGGCAAGTGGCAGTACAAGAACAGCTCCGGCGCGTGGACGGACTATCCCACCACCAGCGACAACGCCGGCATCACGGGTGCGACGCTCATCGTGAAGCCCACGCACGCCATCTGGGTCGGCCAGAGCGCCACTCTGCGGATCACAACCTCTGATGCGAATATCGGAGATGCCACTTCCATCTACAAAGTGCAGGACGGCCAGGACGGCGCGCCGGGTGGAGAAGGTCAGCCTGCGTCGCTTGTGTTCCTGACGAATGAGAACATGACTTTCGCTGGAACGAATGCCGGCAAGGTGGCGGCGGCCACGAAGACCTGCCATGTAGTGGCTTATACCGGCACTACGAAGGTCACGCCCACAGTCGGCACGCCCACCGGGATGCCCGCAGGTATGACGATTGCGGTCGGCAGCGCCACGGACAACGAGATTCCGCTCACCATCACCATCGAGGCGAATGCCACGCTGGGCGGTTCAGGGCAGACGCAGGGCGAAATCTCGGTGCCTGTTACTTCGCCTGTGGAAACCACGCTGAAGATTCAGTGGAGCAAGGTGAACACCGGCGCGACTGGAACGGCGGCCTATGTGCTGACAGTCTATTCTTCGGACGGTACGGTGTTCACCAACGGCCAGGCAAACGATACAGATGGAATTACGCTGCAGGCGCAGTTCTATCAGGGCTCTTCCAACCTGACCGCCAACAGCAAATCTTATTTCCTTTGGGAAAAGTTCGAGAGCGGCGCCTGGGTGCAGGTGCAGGCGGATACAGCTGGCACAGCAGGGAGCGCTTATACCGTCCATGCCGCAGATGTGCAGGGTTCCACAACTTACCGCTGCCGGGCGCGTTACAACAGCACGACGGTTTTCTTCTACGACACCATCACCATCATCGACAAGACCGACAATTACCAGGCGGACATCGACAGCACAGCGGGAGACGTGTTCAAGAATACCGTTGGCCAGACCTGCCTCATCTGCCGTCTGTGGCAGAACGGACAGGAAGTCGATCCGCTCAAGTCCACTACCTATTCCAAGACAGCGCCCTCGTCTCCCGCGACGGGGGATTTCTATTACTGGATTCAGACCAGCGGCGCGACCACCAAACTCATGCGCTACAGCGGCTCTGGCTGGGAGGATGTGACCAGCGATGACACGTATAAGCACGAGAAGACCTACAAGTGGTACCGCAGGGATAAGGATGGCATCCCTATGGACAGCGGTGCGGTGTTCGCCACAAGCAAGGTCATCTATGTGGACGGGGACGATGTGACGATAAAAACAGTATTCGTCTGCGAGGTGGAATAAGCCATGATCGCACAGGCGCATTTTACCATTACCGATCTTTCGGACGCCACGGCAGAGGTCATTGTCGGCACACAGACCGCTGCCACCAATGCCTGGAAGGGGTCGGCGACTTTCACGGAGCTGAAGGACGGCCAGACCATCCTGTATTGGCTGCCCTTTGCGGGGACAAGTACGGCGGCAACGCTGGAACTGACGCTGCCGGACGGCACGACCAGCGGCGCGGCGCCGGTCTATATCAACGGCACGACCCGCTGTACCACCCATGTGGCTGTCGGCAACGTGACACAGATGACCTACCGGGTCAATACGCCCATCAACGGCAGTACTGCAAAGTATACGGGCTGGTGGATCACCAGAAATCAGGATACCACCACCAATTACTACGACCGCATGCAGTACAAGGCGTCCGTCACGGCAACAGGCGCGATTGCGGCAGGCAGGCTGGGCGTTTTCAACAGCGCGGGGAAACTGATTCTGCTCTCGACTGCGGCTTTTGATGTGACAAAGCCCATTCTGTACATCGGCACCGCCTATGCCACAGGCAAGCTGACCCAGACCGACAATTACATCTCCTGGGGCACGGAATTTTCCCTGGAAAATACAGTATCGGGTTTCTCCGGTACAGCCGGCGCGACGGTGTATATCAGGGGGACGCTGAACGGGAATATGTTCACCCCTGCTTCGGGTGTGCTGACCACGACGGCTCCGATCACGGAGGACGGATACACCTACATCCTTCTGGGCCTGATGAGTACTACGACCGCCGCGGTGCTGGCTCCGGAGCATCCTATGTTCCGGTACTACAACGGCGGCTTCAAGACGATCTCCCAGATCTCGTATGAAGCTTTTCTGACAGCCGAAGAAGCGCAGGAGGCCATTGACGCGCTGGCGGTGGGTGGACGCAATTATATCCTCAGCTCTGGCTCGGAGGTGGCGACATCCTCCGCGCAGGTTGCCCGGTACGCTCTTTCCGAACCAATGGTTGCCGGGGAGCAGTACACTGTCTCCCTGACGCTCACGCCCATGGAAGAATACGCCGGTCTGACCGTGCGCACCTCCGAGGGCGATACTATTTTGGCAACAATCGATTTGCAGGGAGTCACCAGGCAGACAGTACAGGCGACCTTTATTGCGGAATACGCCGAGGGCAAATCTCCGGATGACGCGCCGGACAACGCCGACATCCTCATCTACCGCAAGCCTGCCAGCGCCGGGACGGCCACGACCATCATCCACCAGATCAAGCTGGAAAAGGGCAACCGCGCCACGGACTGGACGGCAGCTCCGGAAGACGCGGAAGAGGCGCTGGAACAGAAGCTGTCCTCCGTGCGCGCGCAGATCAGCACCGAAGCGGACAGCATCCGCTCGGAGGTACAGGCTACCTACGCCCTTGCCAGCGATATGACGCAGGTTGCCCAGCAGGTCGGCACGCTCTCGGAACAGACGCAGAGCAATTACACCTGGGCCGTGACTCGGATCAATCAGCTGCAGCAGGACCTGACCGACGCGCATGAGGCAACGGAGGATGAGCTGGCGATTTTCCGCACTTACATGTCCTTTGACGAGCAGGGGCTGGTCATCGGCAAGACGGGCAATCCCTTCACATTCCGCGTGGTGAATGACAGGCTGGCCTTCTATATGAATGACAGCGAAGTCGCGTACCTCTCGAATAACAAGCTCTATGTCACCCATGCCGAAATTCTCTCCCGGCTCATCATCGGCAAGTTTGCCTTTGAGCCTCAGAGCAACGGCAACCTCTCCCTGATCTATAACGGCTGACGCCGGGAAAGGAGATATTATGGCAACAACAGTAGCGTACAGCGCATCGCTGTGTACCAGAAAGACCGGTTCGTCTTCCAACGCCAAGAGCAATGCTGCCAGCCAAGAATTCTACGAGAACAGCTACAACTATGTGGGCATCATCTCGTTCTCCGGCATGAACCTGGCCAACAAGGTGATCAAGAGCATCTGGCTCTCCATTGACGCGGCGAAGGCAGGTTACGGCGCGGGATCAACCAAGACCGTCTATATGCGCAAGGCCAACTACCAGAACGGCATCGCGTCAGGCGTGACGGGCATCAATTACACCGGGGATGCGCTGGGGACATTCACCGGCTCGTTCTATGGCAACAGCACCGCCTATCAGATGACAGACACGCTGTTTACCAACATGGCGGCGTACATCGCCCAGGGGAACAACAGCTTCACCATCTACAATCCCAGCCCCAGCACCTCATCTCAAGGATATTCGTACAATTACCTGCAGTGGTCCAGCGTCACAATCACCATCACCTATGAGGAAGCGGTATCGCAGCCGTCTGTATCCTCTTCATCCGTGAACATGGGCAGCGCGGTGACGATCTACACCAACCGGGTCAGCACCGCCACCACGCATACGCTGCTCTATACCTTCGGCAACGTCAGCGGGACGATTGCGACCTCTGTTGGCTCGTCTGTCAGCTGGACACCCGCGCTGACACTGGCCGCGCAGATTCCCAACGCCACCAGCGGTGTATGCACCATCACCTGTCAGAGCTACAACGGCGGCACATTGACCGGTACGCGCACCTGCACGCTGACGCTGAATGTCCCCTCGACGGTGGCTCCGACAATCTCGACCGTAACGGTCAGCGACACCAATAACACGGTGGCGACTAAGATCGGCGCATATGTGAAAATGCTCAGTACGCTGTCAGTGGAAATCACGGCGGCGGGAACACAGGGCAGCACAGTATCATCCTATCGCACATCGCTGGACGGTGTGAATTACACGGAGGCATCGTTCACCTGCAGCAAGCGCCTGTCCGCATCCGGCGACCTGACGCTCACGGTTACGGTTACGGACAGCAGAGGCAGGACGGCGACCTATACCGAAACGCTGACGGTGCTGGATTACAGTTATCCCTCCATCCGCCTGTTCAAGGCGGACCGCTGCAATGAGGACGGCACCGCTGCGCAGGTGGACGGTACACATGTGCGCTATTCCTTCCAGGGCAGTGTGGTCTCACTGAACAACAAGAACGCGCTGGCTGGCGTGGTGTACTACAAACTTGCCAGTGATTCGGAATGGACGAAAGCGGAGTCGCTGCCGGTCACCTCATACACCCTCAGCGCCACAGACAAGGTGCTGACACAGATTTTCGACGCGCTTTCCAGCTATGACATCAAGGTGCGTCTGCAGGACTATTTCTACTATGTGGAGCAGGCGGTGTCCATCGGCACAAAGGGCGTCATCATGGATTTCCTGGCGGACGGAACGGGCATCGCCTTCGGCAAGGTGGCGGAGACTTCCGGCTACGCAGAGTTCGGCTGGCCGCTGAAGCTGACGGAGCCTTTGGAGATCGAGCAGGGCGGCACAGGCGCGTCCACCGCCGCGGGCGCTCTTTCCGCGCTGGGCGGTGTGAAAAAGAGCGGCGACACCATGACGGGCAATCTGTCCATTCAGGGCTATCTCTATCCGTCCATGTACCTGCTGCCGTACTACAACAATACTACCAACCGCACGGTGTTTGAGGGCAGCTATGCCGGGGCGTCCTCTTTTGCGTCCTGGGAGGACAACACAGGCAACAACCGCCGGATGCTGGAAGTCAGGACGAAGGCGTATCAGAGCAGCCTGGATTACGCGGTGCTGCTCCGCGTCTGCGACGCCGGGAACTGGGCGAACTATCGTATATTCCATTCCGGCATGGTGACGGGCGTGCCTGTAGCCAACGGCGGCACGGGCGCGACCACGGCTGTCGCAGCTCTTGCCAATCTTGGCATCTTCTACGCGAGTTCGCTGCCTTCATCGGGTACGGATGGACAGATTTGCCTGGTGCCGGTCTAAAGGGGTGACTATATGGCGCAGACCTTTACAGCAACAGCGAACAGCAATACGACCATCGGCTACGCGCTGTACGGCAGTTCCTCCTGGAGCAAAGGCTCCTCCAACGGTGCGTGCCAGGGCGCGTACCAGAAAACATCGGCCAGCGGTTCCCGCGTGGGCGTGATGCTTTTCTCGGGGGCAGGTACGGCGCTGAAGGGGAAAATCATCAGGAACATCGTGTTTTCCATCACGTCGTCCAAAGCCGGCTCGGGCAGCACATCCAAGGTGCTGACGTTCAGGAAAGGCACGCAGCAGACCTTTCCCACGGGCGGCAACGGCTCCGCCATGGTGGGCGATGTGCTGGGCACACTTACCGGCAAGTTCTATGGGAACACCACAACGTTCACGCTGAACGCATCATCTAACACGGCCTTCTTTAGCGCCCTGGCGGCGTATCTGAGGGCAGGTAATTCTCTGCTGGTTCTCTATAACGGCGAGACGTCCACAAGCTCAGGCTACTCTGCGAACTATGCCCGTGTCACGTCCATCACCATGACGGTGACCTATGAAGCCGCGACGGTGTGGTACCGGACGGGCGGACAGTGGGTGCAGTGTGCCGTGTACTACAGGCTGAACGGCGTGTGGGTGCAGGTCGCGCCATATTACCGCAGCGGCGGCGCATGGATACAGGTTTAGGAGGACTCGCATGAAACAGCATAGATCCCGGGATCGACCCGCTCTCAACACGAGGGCGGGTTTTCCATATCACAACAACGAAACGGAGGAAAGACTATGAGGGACTTTTCCATTGATCTGATCTGGACGAAGGTTCAGATCGCCATTACGGCTATCGGCGGGGGGGTGGGGGACTTTTTGTGCGGGGTGGGCGGGGCGGTGACGGGCGACAGCAGCTTCAGCTCGATGGGCGACAGTGCCGCCAAGCTGGTCAATGAGATCGACGGCTTCTCGGTCAATATCACCTCCTATCTCTACCGGCTCGACTGGAACGACGAGGTGGCGGGCACGTTCTACGTCCTCTACTGGAATGATCCGAGCAACCCCGACCCCGCGCGGCGCATGGCTTACGACACCACCAACCTCTTCCGGCTCACCTATGTGGGCCAGACCTCGACGTCGGCGGCCAACCTCTCGTCCAAGAGTCTTTCGTCCAAGTCCAAGGAGTCGCAGATGCTCAAGGTCTGCACGCGGGCCATCGACAAGTCCATCGTGCAACTCCAACGCGATTTCGACGAGTTCAAGGTGAACGTGCCGCTCTACCGGATCAACGACGACGGCACCGTCGATGTGCAGATCGGCTTGAAAGAGGGGATCAACGCCCGCTCGCAGTTCGATGTGCTGATGCCCTCCGAGACCGAGGACGGACGAATGGTGTATGAAAAGGTCGGCCGCATCCAGCCCGTTGCGGGCAAGATCTGGGACAACCGCTTCGGTGCCGACGGGGAGGCCGCGGCGGTGGCGGCCGGCG